CATAAGAGAGGCTGCGATGATCGTAGCTGTAGACATCTGGCAAGCACGTCAAGTTAGCCAGACTGGTGGGGTAGGTATGGATGGGATCACTGCAAGCCCATATCGGATGGGTTATCAGCTGATCAACAGAGTGCGTGGTCTCATCCAGCCGTATTCTAGTCCTAACTCACTGGTCGGATAATGCCAGCAGCAATAACAACATTACGTGGCACATTAGCAACAGACCTAGCCAATGCAGGCGTGTGGTCTACTTTTGCATATCCACCAGCCACAATTTTAGCCAATAGCGTCGTTATCACACCATCTGATCCGTACATAGTGCCGTCTAACAATGACTACACATCTATTGCACCATTAGCAAATTTTAAGATAATGATTACTACACCAGCCTTTGATAACCAAGGCAACCTAGCAGGCATAGAAGATTTTATTGTAGCCGTAGTGACTAAACTAAATGCATCATCTTTGGTGCTAAACATATCAAGTGTCTCTGCTCCAGCTATCGCTAGTGTGGCAAGCGGAGATTTATTAACTGCAGAAATAACTGTATCAATACTAACGAGCTGGAGCTAAAATGAGTCTAACACCAGAAGATTTAGCCTTCTTGAAGAAGATAGGTCAGATCGAAGAAGCACCAAAACCTGCACAAACTAAAGAGAAGGATAAGGAGTAATAATGGCAATTTTCTTAAACAACACAGCTGTAGTAACTTTTAACAGCGTTGATCTATCAGCGTATGTAACAGCTGTAACTATTAACCAAGCATTTGACGAGCTAGAAGTCACTGCTATGGGCGATACTGCACACAAGTTTACTAAAGGACTAGAGGCATCAACTATTACTCTAGACTTCCTTAACGACAATGCAGCAACTACTGTAATTCCAACACTGCGTGCTGCCTACGGTACTACTGTGCCCGTAACAATCAAGCAAGCAAGTGGTGCAACATCTGCTACAAATCCGCTTTACAGCACTACCGTTTTAGTGAATAATCTACAAAACATTAACGGTGCTGTTGGCGATATATCATCACAGAGCATCACATTTACCTGCAACAGCGTAATATCTGTAGCAGTAGCATAAGGAGCAATAATGGCAAAGCTAAAGATAACAAGGGCTAATGGTGAAGTATCTGAGCATAAGATAACACCAGGTGTCGAGTACGCTTTCGAGTTAAAGTACGGCGCAGGAATTAGTAAAGTCCTACGTGATCACGAACGGCAAACTGAGATTTATTTCTTAGCGCATGAGTGCTTACGTAGGGCTAACGTAACTGTACCTGTATTTGGTATTGAGTTTATTGACAGCCTAGAAACTGTCGAGGTATTAGACGAAGAAAAAAAATAGTATCGCGTGACTCTACGCTCTATTTGATAGCAAACTTATCTGTAGAGCTAGGGATCGCGCCTAGCGAGTTCATTAATATGGACCAAGAAATGCTAAAGGCTATTGTTCAAGTGCTTAGCGATAGAGCAAAGGAGATCAAAAATGCCAGTCGAGGTCGTAGGCGTTAAAGATGTCCTTAAAGGTTTAGAATTTATTGATGAAAACATGCGCCAAAAAATTAGGACTGCCATTGATCCTTTAATGCGTGGCGTAGCGAATAAAGCAAAATCATTTGTGCCAGGTAATAGCGAAGTGTTATCAGGCTGGAGTAAAGCACCTAACCCAGAAATTAACTATCGGCCATTCCCTAAATATGATGCTAGCACGGTAAAGGCAGGTATCGGATATAACGCAGGCGAAAACAAAACATTTAAAAACGGGTTTAAGGTTAGCAATTACGTCTATAACGTAAGCGCAGCTGGTCGCATATATGAGACTGCAGGTCGCAATAATCCACAAGGCCGTGCCCCATTCCAACAAATAAATCCAGGCACACCTAACTCACCAGTCGGTGCAGTGCAAGGATTTGAGGGCACTAAAAGAGCTAGAGAATATACATATAATAAATCTACAAGAGAGTACGCATCTAATAACCCATTCGCAGGTTATCAGTTTGTAACATCTATGCCAGGACTTACATCACAGCCTAGGATTAAAGGTGTACGAGGTGGCACCGGTAAGAAAACTAAAGGCAGACTTATATTCAAGGCGTGGTCTCAAGATAGCTCTAAAGTTTATGATGCAATACTGCAAGCAATAAATTCTACAGCCATACAATTTAACAAATCTACAGAGATTAAGAAGGCAGCCTAATGGCCAATGTAGTTGTCTCGGCTATTGCTACCTTTAATGGCAAAGCACTTAAAAAAGGTCAAAAGGATATATCAGCCTTTGACAAACAAACACAAAAATTAGGCAAGACTTTTAATCGAGTTTTTGCTACTACAGCATTAGTTGCATTTGGCAAAAAAGCTTTAAATGCGTTTGCAGCCGATGAAAAAGCTGCTAAATCATTAGCAGTACAGTTAGAAAATACAGGGAACGCATTTAGAGTAAATGAAGTAGAAGCCTATATTGCAGGTTTGCAAAATCTGTACGGTGTGCTTGATGATCAGCTTAGGCCAGCCTTTCAAACTTTGCTCAACGCAACTGGCTCAGTTACTTTAAGTCAAAAAGCTTTAGAAACTGCGTTAAATGTGAGCGCAGGAACTGGTAAAGATTTAGGCACAGTTGTAGCAGCCATAGCCAAAGGAGCATCTGGCACTACTACGGCAATACAAAGATTAGGTACAGGATTAGATAAAACGGTAATAGCCACTGGCGACATGAATAAAATCATGGCTGCGTTAGATGCTAAATTTAAGGGTCAGGCATTAGCTAGATTACAAACTTATGCTGGCAAAATGGATTTATTAAAAGTAAATGCTGCCAATGCTACAGAAATTATAGGCAAAGGTTTGATAGATGCTCTGACTGCTTTAGGTAAAGATAATTCAATACAAGAAGCTGCAGATTCTATGAATAATTTTGCCCTGGCTATTGCCGATACAGTCCGAGGATTAGGCACTTTAATAGGCGAAATAAAATCCTTTGCGTCTACCGATGTTGGCAAACTGTTATCAGCTTTGGCTTTCTTAGTTTTCGGATCTAAAAAACTTGTTATTGGTGGGGCACTTGCTTTAATTGGATATGATATTGGTAAAAGTAATGCGCCTGGCAAGCCAAACGTAGGAGGCTATTCAGGCATACCAGATATTCGTACTGCCCAGGCGTTACTTAAAGCACGCAAAGAAGAATATAATATAATTACAAAAAAGAATGCGCTAGAAAATAAAAATGTAGAAGAGTTAAAAAAGAAATTTGACTTAGAGCGCATAGGTTTAAACGCAGCTTTAAACAGTGCAACCGATGAAGAGACTAAATTACGCCTAAAGGCACAGTTAGCAATTTTAGATAATAACGAGGCTTTGGCTAAGAAGTTACTAGCCGAGTTAGAAGCAGCAGAAGCATTAAAGAAGTTATCTGAGCAGGCAGCAGCAGCTGGTAAGAGCATCACAGACTTTGCTTTAATTCAGGTTAGATCTTTAATCAATAGGATCAATGCTCAAATAGAAGCTATTAACACTCAATTTGGCCTACCCTCAGCAGCACCAACAGTTAAAGCACCTAGTTTACCTTCCCAGCCAGCTAGTTACTTTCAAGATCTAGCAACTCAATTAGTAGGAACTTCTGCATACGCTAATATGAATGTTTCACAAATAGCAACCGAAAGAGCCAGAGAATCTGGCAACAGATCATTAGATGTTAATTTAGTAGTTAGTGCGCCATCGGGTAATGCCTTTGCACAATTAGTAGCTGAAAGTATTCAGGTGGCTGGGCGTGATGGATATAGCACTGCACCTAATGGCGGATTACCTTAATGCCAATACCAGTAATAAATGCTGTAATTAACTTTAGCACTGGCCCTAGTTTTGCTCAAGCGATGATATTAGATACAGGAATATTAGACACTAATATCTTATCTGATTCAGCAGCTGTAATTGTAGATGTTTCAAATAAGGTTAATCGTATTGAGACTAACCGAGGACGTACGGCACTATCAGATCAATTTCAAACAGGCTCACTTACTTTACGTATAGTAGATCAAAATGGCGATTTTAACCCACAGAATGTAAGTGGACCATATTACGAATTACTTACGCCTATGAAGAAAGTACAGATTACCGCTACATATAGTGGTGTTATATATCCTATTTTTTCAGGATTTATTACGTCTTATGTAACTACTTACCCAGATGATTCTGGTGAAGATTTAGCCATGACAACAATACAGGCTGTAGATGCATTTAGATTAGCCCAATTAGCACAGATCAGCACAATTACAGGTGCTACTGCAGGCGATTTATCAGGCACACGGGTTAATGAAATATTAGACGAAATTGACTGGCCACCGACTATGCGTGATGTGGATGCAGGGCTAACTACCATGCAAGCAGATCCAGGTACTAACCGCACAGCCCTGGCAGCTTTAACAACAGTAGCCAATTCAGAATATGGTGCTTTATATGTAGATGCTAGTGGCTCGTTTGTATTCCAAGATAGAGAAGTAACTGCAGGATCTATTGGTGGCACACCCACAATCTTTGCAGATAATGGCACAGGTATAGTTTACTTTGATGCTAGTTGGATTCTTAATGATGTATTAGTATTTAATAAAGCCACTATTACTAGGTCTGGTGGTACTGCACAATTAGCCCTAAATCAAGCAAGTATAGACAAATATTTTTTACACAGTTATTTTTTAGATAATCTACTCATGCAGACAGATGCTGTAGCTCTAGATTATGCAAGGGCTTATGTTGCCAGTAGAGCCGAGACCAGCATACGAGTGGATTCCGTAGTGCTTGACTTATATACGCCTAATTACAATACCGGCATAATCGCAGCCCTAGACCTAGACTTCTTTGACCCCATAAAGGTTATTACTACCCAGCCAGGTGGATCTACCCTAGAAAAAACACTACAGATTTTTGGTGTAAGAATGAACATAACACCGAATAGTTGGAAAACCACGTTCACGACATTAGAGCCAGTCATAGACGCATTTATCCTAAATGATACGATTTATGGCACTTTAGACTAT